ATATAAGCATATTGGTGCAATGCAATCAACCCTAAAACCTAGACTCTTAATTGCCATAACATCTTTCAAAGAAGATGTAATTACCATAGTATCATAGTAATCTAGCTGTTCAACACCCTGAACCACTGCTTCAAGACAAATAAATTTCTTAGATTTATTCTTAGGACTGTAAACTTTGTAAATTTGTTTATCCTCAGTCATGAATGCATAAGTTAATGCTGTATTTTCAAATGTTATAGATTTAACTATTTCATTTGTTTTCAAGTTTTTTTGCGTTAACTCATAAGATTCCAATGGAAACACGTTGTATTTGTTTAGCAAAGTTGTGCCAATGTTATATGCAAGCCAATAATTGGCATCTGCAACAGTCCAAGCACGTACTTTGTAATTGTCAATAAACCATTTGGTATAACCTAATTCATTTTCATCAAGCATGTTAAAGTCAGACCTATCACTATTGTAATAATCTTCAATGACTTTATCACACGCATCATTATAACTGATGTTGAATAAAACTTGTACCAAACTTATACCATCACCAAACTTGCCAGTAGAATGGCATTTATAAACCCATTTATTATAGAATCTATCATAGTACACATACATTGATGGATTGCTGTCTCTTGGGTTAAATAAACTCTTAAGTCTTATGGTTCTGGTAAATGCGTCATCACTCAATTTAAGATAATATTTAAAAATCCACTGTGATGGAATATCATCCAACAGTAGAATACTTTTTTTACTTGAAAACATGACACAAATCTAAAAATAAAAATAAAGGGTGAGTATAACCCACCCTCTACTTTTAAAGTTAACTCTAATTAACTGTTTGCAAATGGCAAATCCAAATCAGTATCCCCAGCTCTGGTAATATCTATTCCTGATATATCATCAGAAAGAGATGTTTCCCTTGTTGGTTCAAAACTATCAACTGTCTTTGCACTTTCTTTAGCAACACCTGCATCTTTATCATCTGCAAGTTTTATGTGCTCTTTTTCATTAAAATGTATGAAATTTATAGGATTTTTGTTTTCATCTTCTTTTGAAGAAAATGGAAACAAGTTTTCTCTGCCTTGTAATTTAGGAAAAAACAATCTGTAATTTGGATTACTATATCCTTCGTTAAAATACTCAGAACCTCCAATAGTAAAATGACCCCATAACTCTGGATCAATAAGATATTTTCTTACGCCATAGATATAGTCTTCAATTGATTCTCCTTCAACACCTTTCTCGTTCATTTTCTCAAATACACCCATTGCTTTTGCCAACTGATTAATCCAGTTGAACATAGATTTATCACGTTTTATAGGCTTACCATTGTAAAGATAATCACTGAAAGGATATTGCTGAGACTTTACATTTGCAATTTGACCTCTGTAAGAACCTAAACTTGGATTATTCCTATCAATGTCAATGCCTTTAAAATCATTACCCATATCTACACCTTCAAGTTTTAGAACTATAAACATTGCTTCTTTGTTGTACGCAGGTGTATCTATTGTAACGTCAATTATTCTACAATAATGTGTTCCTGGTGTTAAAATTTTAGGAATTGAACTACCTTTGTTTTCTTTGTAATCGCTAGATTTAAACATAACTTTTCTTTTTTATAAATTAATTAATCAATGTAAACTTTATCCCAATGTGTTTTAATTGTACCATCCTCAGATGTTTCAGATATAACTATCTCTTGGTTTCTTAAATGCTCTGGACGTGCGCCACAAGCAATTTCATCAGTAGTAACAAAGCTAAGAATATTTTTCTTACCTTTTCTGTAAATGTATCCTATTGCGTCAGAATTTGACGTTGTAATACGTTTTAATTTACCTGTTAAATCAAGATCAAGAGAGTTAAACTCTGCACCATTTTTCTCTAACATTGTATCTTTGATATGACCAACAAAGATTACATGTGGAGCTAGAGTTTTAATATAATTAAGCACTTTTTCAAAGGCTTGTCTTAACCATGGATAACCTGCACCATTAGGCATGTTTAAGATTGTACCATACTGTTGTTTACCTTCTGTAAACCATTTCTTACCCATTAAGCTTTTAGAATAAAGCTCTTCTGCATAAGGAATGCATATGGTTTCTAGCGCAGTGATTGTGTCTAGTGCAATATACTTATAAGGCTTTTCAGCTTTGATAATCATATTACCTATTGTTACTATATCAGCTACAGTATGCGCTTTAATTTTTAAAGCATCTACATAATCACTACCATCTTCCAAATCTATGATAAGACAATTATCTAACTGGGATAGCAAGGTGGTTTTACCCACTTTTGGCTTGCTGAATATCACCATGTTTTTTGGACTTTTGGTTTCTGCTTTTACTTTCTGGGTTGGAAGCACAAAGCCTCCAGATTTTACTTCTGATTTTTCTGTTGCCATGCAGTTGCTGTTTTTATTAATTCATTTAACCATTTTTTGTTTGAGAGAGGTACATTGTGTGTTATACAGTAATGATCACGCATAGTCATAGAACTATAATGCGCATCTTCTTTTTCTGTAAACAAGTCATCAAACATTGGCTCATCATCTCCAACTTCTGCATAATGCACTTTGTTATTAACATCAGCATATGCTGCAGTTATTGGTGTAGCATTTACCATTTCTAAATCAGAAATTTTAACAGCATAAGTTGCTGAAGTTTTACCATCACTGGGAACTTCTACATACTTCTTACCATTAAGTTTCCAATTAAGATTGCTGACTAATCTGTAAAGCTTTCTGTGACTGCGATCATAATGTTCATGATCCCAATTAAATAACTCTACATAAAAGTCTTTGCCAGATGATAGTTCACTTGGCCAAAAACGTACACACTCTTCTCTTTCTTCTCCAAACTCTTTACCCATGTAACAAAGCTTAGCACCAAACTTAGGAGAAGCAATGTCTACACTTTCAAAGTAAGGTTGCCAAAAAGAAAAATACTCAGTTGTAATTTCCTTGATGTGCTTTTTGGGCTGTTCTGCGCTTTTAAAATTACTCATTTGTTAACTTTTTTATTTACTAAATGGTTCTTTTATTGGCTCTACTGTTTCAACAACAGACATCTTTGCATAATCTGCTCTGTACCATTGAATGCTTGTCTCTCCAAACCTGTTTTTGAGAACATGCGCTGCAAGTAAGAATTTGTCACTAGGGGTAATGATGTACTTCTGAGGCCCATACCTGGTTATGTTATACTTGGCTGGCCTATTGTACGCTACCATTACATCTGCACATTGCAATAGATAATCACTACCAAACACATCAGCTTCTGTAGGAAAGTTTGCTAACTTACCTGGCTTTTGACGTTCTGCGTCATCTATTTCCCTATTAAGCTGAGTAAGAATGATAAACGTAACAGGATATCTATTCTTTACTTCAGTAAGCATTGTTGCAAGATTTTGCAATGTAAGTTGTTTGCTGTTTTCTGCAGCAGACTGTTTTACCAATAAGGTGTGGTCTAATGTAACCACAAAAGGTTTCTTGTGCTCATCGTAAAAGTTTTTGATTGTGTCAAACATTTGAGAAACATTCATTGGTCTGTCAACAACATACTCGTTTCTCTCATTTTGAGCTTTTACATAGCGATCAAGTTTTTCATAATCCCCCTTACTCAAAGGAGGCATACCGTCATCATCTGCAGATTGCAGGTATCTGATGTCAAGGTTATTGGATGCGGATAGCTCACGCACACCCATATTTCTCCCTAACATCTCAAATTGAAAATGCAAGACATTAAAGTCTTGGTCTTTGTTTAGTTCCTGCAGGTCTCTTGCCAAAGTTGCAGAAATTAAAGTTTTACCAACACCTGGTCTTGCAGCCAATACATATAAAGATTGCCATTCTACACCATTCAATCCAATAGAGTTAAAGCTTTTCCATGAAGTTTTAAGAGACTTGATTTCTTTTCTAGCTCTTTTAGCCACATATAAAAGACTTTCCTCTAGGATTTCACTATATTTTCGCCATGGTTTTTTGGGTTGTGGCGTTGTGAAGCCACTATCTGAGGTTATCTTAGACATTACTACAATTTGATGTTACAAATTTACTTAAAAACTAACTTTTTACCAAATAATTTTTGGTAGATTTTGTCCTTCAAGAGCTATATTGATGTTATTGAACAAGTTATTGCAATTCCATTCTTGTTGTTTTGCATACGCTGCTGATGCAGGATGGCTAGCTTTAAGAATAAGCTGCTTGTCATTCAATAATTCTTCTAAGTCTTGAGATTTTTTGCCAAGTAGTGCCCATATGTAAGAATCATTATTGAGCATGTCT